GCCGACGGGAAGAGCCGATCTTTTGATTTCATCACCACAGCGTGCGCTACACGATGCCCCGGAGCAGGGCCGACTGCGCTCCCGCAAGGGAGGCAGCCCGGACCTTGTATCCCGAGCAAACACCCCTAAGCGCCCGCTTCCTCCTAGTATACCCGCGCATTTTCACGAGTGTGTATGGTTGCTACGAGTACGTCTGGAAGCAAGCCTCCGCCTTCGTTAGCGCTGCAAAGCGCTGCGTGGCATTGGAGGGACTGCTTATCCATGACACCCGCCAGGACACGAAAGCATCCCTCTTCGAGGAGGATGAACAAGTTCTGCCCTGGCTCCGCACGCTTGCGAAAATTGCTTCACGAGACATTAGGGTGTTTTTCGTACCCGTGAGCAAATACGCCGGCAACCGACTCAAGCGCGAGCTCGCCAAGCTGAAGAATTCGGCGGTTCAGAGCGCTACCTGGAACGGTAAGTCCAGGTTTTGGTTGTCAGACTCCGCTACCCAAGTCAATGGAGTCGACCGCGTGCAGCGCGTGGTCTCTGCGCTTATCCGAGCGGAGACCAATACGCATGCTTTCGAAGGAACCGATCGCAGGAAGGTCCGGAAGGGCCATCAGCAGCACGAGCACTCAGTCTTCCGCCAGGTCGCTGAGAGTTTTGTGCCGCCCGCCGCTTCGACGGAAGCGATCGAGAAGAACGAGAGCAACCATCCGATAGCTGGCGCGTCCCGTAAGGTTGGGGTCACCGCCACGCGCGACTATCTCGCGAACGCTGGATTCACGATGTTCGATACCAGCAAGAGCGGGGCCGCGCGCGATAAGAAGGCCGCTGGATGCCGGGAAGTGCACGGCATCAAAGACCTTCAGCACCCAGCTTCGGATGATGAATTTACAACTGGCATGGTGTACACCATCGTCGATCAGGACATGTACATCGACGATTTTGCCAGGTTCGCAGGAGAGAACATGTGCATCATTACCCCCGAGTACAATAAGCTGGCCGGGGAGGGCACTGACTCCGGGTGGTTCTACACGATTACGAGCAGCGGCGAGGTGGTTGTCACCGAGCGCGTTGCAAGCGTGAACGGCGCGACGTACACCAACCAGCGCCCATGGGACTATTCTGCGAACGATTTCATTTACATTGAGCACCCTGGCAGTACCGCTTTCACGACGTACAACGTCCACGTCCAGTACCAACCTGGTTCGCACCACAAGTGGGTGTGGCTGGCTCGCAACACCACGACCGAGCTATCCAAGTCAGTCTGTGACATGATGTGTGAAGCAGCCCAGGGTACCCCGCTCGACGGCGTGCCGCTTAAGAAGGCGAGCAACGTCATTGTCGTCCGTGGGAAATCCGCTTTTACCAAGGGCCCCGAATACGAGCACAAGACGTTCTTGCTCGGCCTTTTCGGGGACCCCAAGAGCCCGAAGTACAGCATTAAACACGCGTACGACCAGGGCATCGACACTTCGTTGGAGTTGACCGAGAACCAGTTCCGAGTCTTCAGCCTGATGGGCCAGAATTGCCCCAAAGGCTACGGAACGACGGAAGTTAAGCGCACCATGATGATGCATCACATCTGGCGCCCCGGGGGTATTGAACCCCTCGCCGTCTTGTTCTTCGGAGTTCCAATTGAGTATCGGCCTCGACCGAACATTATGTACACTCGTGAGGATGGGTCACCTGACGATGGTTCGATCGAGCAAGCTTCCGCCGTCCAAGCAGCACCGAACATTGCTGGCGGCGGACCAGGCGTGGCGGACACCAAGTCGGCTGCTGCGCATGAGGCGTATGAGGAGAAGAGGTTCAAGGCGTTCAGTAACAAAGTGGACCCCGCGGCTCCCATCAAGGAGATCGCGTGTATCCTCCTCCCTCATTTCATCGCTCAAGTCTCCAAGGAATCCGGAATTCCGATGGGATCTGTAGCGCTTGTCGGGCGACAGGAAATTTACGACCGTCGCACGCAGGCCCTGCAAGCTGCGCGTCTCAAGCGCCATTCCGAGCTCGACGCTCGCGAGCCGTTGCCTAAGGTAAACTTGAAGCACGAAGTCGCTTCAAAGGCGAGCGCCGCGCCACGCTCAATTACGCAGTATACTGAGGAAATGGCCATTCAGACTGGCCGAGTCGGCCTTCTTGTCAAAGAAGTACTCAAGAACTGCGAATTTTATCACCCTGGCAATTCTCCGGACGATATTGCAAATGCTATCCGCAAGGTTTCGGCCATTGCGATGTATGCGCAGTCCGATGGAAAGGTCGGTGGCGACGTGAGCGGGATGCACGACACAGATTATTCGAAGATGGACGAGACGATCAGCCAATACATTTATTCATGGTTTGTCGATTTCGTCCTCTATTTTGTGCACCCGAACGACCTCGAGGAAGTTAAGACAGTACTCGAGCAGAATGTCAATCTCACCACCATGCTCAATGGAAAGCTAGCCAATACAGGCTCCAAGAACAACAGCGGATCCGGAGTCACCACGGAACTCAACACGGTCGTGTCCGCTTTCATTGAGTATGTCGCCACCACTCTCGCGATAACAAAATTCAAGTTCCGATCTACCCACGGGAAAGAGCTCGATTTGTCCACGGTCAAAAGATCGACCATTAAGACCGCGCTAGCTAAGTATGCGCAGGACACCGACCTCACTCACGTTCTCGCGGGTCCCAACATGTTCGAGAACGAGAAGATAGCACCGTTTGCCGTTCCGTACGCTGTCATCGGCCCGAAGTTCGGAGACGACGGCGTGGCGCCTCATCTCCCATGTATCACGAATAAGGACTGGGACGAGGCCGCGATGTTCTTCACTAAGGGCATCGGAATGGTGCTCAAAGTGGCGTTTTCCACGCCCGAGGATGGAACGTTTTTCCTCGGGCGTTACTACCCCAAACCGACGGGAACTCTCGCTTCATACGCGGACGTTGTCAACGCAACCCGCAAGATCTCGGTCGCGCGCAACATCGACCTCGAGAAATACGTTATGAAGCTCCGCGGTTATTGGACGACCGATTCGAAGACGCCGGTCATTCGCGAGTATTTGACCGCCGTGGCGAGGATTTATAAGGTTGAGCTCCGATCATACGAGGGTATCGTTGAGCTCGACGAAGACGGGTCACCTGTTCTTTCTAAGGAGATGGCCCACCTTCTC